CTAACTTGAGTGGTGAGTAACAAGTAGCAAGACGAAAGAACGAAGGAGACATTACGCATTATGAGCTACATACTCAAGCTCAAGACCAAGGACGGCCAGGAGACTGTCTTCCCCGGCGTTGACCATTTCCAGGTGACACCGGTTCTTACGCCAGACGGTCAATCAGCTACAGGACTGGAGTTTGATATCCAGATGAACGATCCAGAGGCAGAGGGTGGGCGTGTTGCCAAGCGGGTCAAGCTGCCCAAAGACGGTGCCGACCTCTACATGACTTCGGATGAGTCCGGGGCCACTCTCGATTCTTGGCATTGGCCTCCTCACGCAAAGAAGATAGGGCGGCGAGACAGTGTCAAGCAGGTATTTCGAGTCACTGAGACCAACGAAAGGAGCAAGCAGAATGGCTAATAATGATACGGGCGGCAACACTAAACCTACCAAGCTCTACCGGCTACTCTCCGGCTCGATTACCCGCTACGAAGGACCGGAGCCCAAGGATGGCACCCCTGCTACTCGCAAGGTCGTCACCTACGAGGCCAACGGAGACGCGGCGGGCAATCAGGTATGGCTCACTGAGAAGGAGGCGGCGGCTGTGGGTTCCAACAAGCTTGAGGAGGTACACGGAGCGACGAGAAATGACCAGAACGGCAAAATCGCGGCTCCTCCGGCGGTTACGAGCTTGACGGGCGCTCCGGCGGGTAGGCCCGTGGAGGATGAGGGTGACGCGGAAGTGAATGATGGCAGTATGGCTGCGACCGACAACAGCAATGCGGGCGGTGACTCGGCCGGGGCTGTCAACGTCGGCGAGACCATGGCTACCTCAGGCTCAGGCTCTACCAATCCGGCCGTAGAGCGTGTGCTGGCGAAGAAAGCCGCGACCACCAAGTAAGTCGAGACCACTGCTGTGCCCGTCTCCCTCATCCCAGACCCCGGCGCCACGAATGCCAACACATTCGCCGATCTCGCCTATCTCAAAGCCTACATCCCAACCCGGCTCCCGCAAGTCGCTTGGGCTGTAGCGGCGTTGTCGGCGGGAACTCCGGGGGACGACTTGCTGAGCAATGCCCTGATCGCGGCAGCCCGGGAGTTGAGAGCGTGCTTCAGGTGGAATGGGGTGATTGCCAACTCAGGGCAGGCGCTTCCATTTCCACGCGTGGGATTGCTCACCCGGAATGGCGAACCTCTGCCCTCAAGCGGGGACGGGTGTCTGCCTACGGATTTGCTGGACGCACAATGTGAATGGGCCTTGCAACTCGGGGCTGGAGACCGTCTCGGTGACAACGATGCCCTGGCCAAGGGTGTGTCGAGCGTCAAAGCGGGAAGTGTTGAGGTGGCCTTTCAAGGTGTCAGTGACTCCCTGGAAGCCGTGGACACCGCCCTGCGTCGGGCTCGCTCCGACATGGCATATATGACCGGGGCTGTGCCAGACGAAGTGCGCAGGTTGCTGGTGCCAGGGTGGTACAAGGAGGCAAGTGTGAGACGAGGGGCGTTAATTGCGTTTGGTGGCGGACGTAGAAGGAGTTACACATGGCTACCATGAAGTTGGGCAAGCGAGGCGAGGCGCTCATCAAGAGCAGGGAAACTTTGAAGTTGGAAGCGTACCTGCCAACCCCCAAGGATGTTCCGACTATCGCATTTGGTCATACAAAAGATGTCAAGTTGGGAATGACTTGCAACGAAGAGCAAGCCGAGGCGTGGTTCCAGGAAGACACATCCGAAGCCATCCGTATCATCAACTTCCTAGGCCTCGACCTCTCTCAGAGCATGTTTGATGCCCTGGTGTCTCTCGTCTACAACGTCGGTCCATCTCCCCTCGCTCCCTACAACGTCATCGGCGCGGCTCTCCGTAAACGTAACTGGTTCGGAGCTTGGCGTGGGTTCTCACTCTGGACAAAACAATCCGGAAAGGATCTACGTGGCTTAGCCGAGAGACGTGCTCAGGAGATGGCCTTGTTCATGGAAGATCCGTTTCCCGAATAGAGAGCGGTCATCATTGTGGCCTTCCCCCGCGAAATCCTCATCTCTGGCGTCAACCTCGCCAACAACCTCACGGCGGGTGTACAATCGACGGTGACGCACTACCCGTACTCAGGACAAGACGGCGATGGTAACACCACCTATTTGACGGCTGTAACTCGCGCTTGCGTGGTTGATCGTACAACTCGCAATATGATCGCCACTGTGGGCTCGTCGGCTGGGCAGCTCGTCACCACGCTTGCCAAGCTCACTTTTGTCTCAGGAGGTATAACCATCAACCCCAAGGACGTGATTGTACTTGCCGATGGGTCCAGCGCCCCGATTGTGGCGGTGGGTGGGGTTGACGATCCCGAGACAGGAAAGGGGTTTGTGACGGAGGTGGTGTTGGGCAAGTAGACCGCTATATATCAACTGAAGGAGAGACAAGACCAATGGAGACGACGATTACCAAGCCCGAAGTAGACATTTCCCGAGCACTGCAAATTGAAGGCTGGACGAACGAGGAGGAATTGAGATGGCTGGCTGAACAAGCCCAGGCCCTTCAAACCGGTTCCAAGCTAGTAGAGATAGGAGTTTTCAAGGGACGGTCTTCCCGAGCAATTCTAGACGCTCTTCCGAATCAATCTACCTTGTTCGGAATCGACCGACATGTCGATTATGAGGACGATGAAGTAAGAAAGGTAATGGCTGGCACTCCGTGGGAAACGGTAAGAGAGGAGATGACCACTAACCTGCAAGATAAGATTACATCACGGGAGTTTGTCTATCTTCAGAAGTCATCCTCTTTTGCTTCTCTCTCCTTTTACGACCATTCTATCGACATGATCTTCATTGACGGGGATCATAGCTATAGGTCAGTGCTGTACGATATTTCCGATTGGGAACGTACTGTCAAACCCGGTGGCTTGATCTGCGGTCACGATTACAATGTCCATCCTGGAGTCAAGCTCGCCGTTGATGAGTGCTTTCCATTTGGGAGAATCAAGTTTCCAGCCGGGTCCATCTGGGTGGTGAGGAAGCCGCAGTGACTATCAAATTGAAGTATGCCGACTTAGAGATTGATCCTTTAGCTCGCAGAGTGTGTACCCGCTTCTCAGATGGTATCTCCTGCTACGGCACCCGCGACATCACTCCTGCCAACGTCCGCGAGGCCCGCTCCCAAGGCTATGAGGGGAGTGATGATCTGGTCGTATGGCGGTCTCTCGTCGAGCACGAATTACTCCATTCCCTAGTCGCGGAGTGTATTTTTGACCAACCCTCCTTGGTCTTGCGTACTGAAGGTGGGGGCGAATTCTACCCATCATGGCTCCGTTACGAGGAGGAGATGCTAGCGATTGGCTGGCAGGCGTTCAGCAATGGGCTAGGGTATGGACCCTTGATGAGGTACAGTGTGGGAGAGCTAGCGATGAAGTGGGAGGATGTGAGCTTGCAGATGGCTGAGTTGTGGGTGGAGAGTTAGAGCTAAACCTGTTAATTGAAGGAGACACTTACCATGCGTGACATCGCGGTTGTGATGATTACGGTAGACAGAACGAGTAGAGGGAAGAAAGATTATCTAGCCGAAACACTTAAGAACCTGCGGCGATCCGGGATGCTGCGTAGTGATAGATGGAACACGTTCACTGTTTTTGATTCTGGCAGCCCCTCAGACTGGCCTATGTTTAGTTACATGAAGCAGCTCGGTATTACAGTGTCCCACGCTTCCGTTGGTGGCCGTCTCGCCTGTCAAAACGCCGGTCACGCCTTGATCCTCGGTGGCCTCAGTGGTGCGCCCTGGGTCTTGTTCCTCGAAGACGATCTCGACTTCTGCGCCGATTTCCTGGGTAGTGTTGGACGCTTTCTCGACAAGTACGGTAGCGATGAACGCAATGAGCGCTATCGTCTCTACTCCTTCGGCGCTGCCTACGATCAAGTCACCCAAGCCGCCCGCAATGGTGCTGATTGCTGGCCCTACCCCATCGACGCCTTCTATGGTACTCAATGCTTTGCGATTCGTGCTACTGACGCGGTGAGCCTGGGTAACTATATCAGCACCAATCCACCGATTGGGGGCCGAGGTGGTGTAGTCAATCCCAACGCATACGATTTGATGTTCCACGATTGGGCCAAGAACTTGTACCCTGGGAATTGCTTCCTGGCAAGCGCTTCTAGCTTTGTGCAGCACATTGGACGGGAATCGATCTGTACGGGTAAGGAGGAGACGCATCAATTTGAGAGTTGGCCTGGGAGGGAGTGGAGCTATCAACCGAGAGAGTATATGACTCAGATGGTGCGTCCGGCGGGGGTGATCGCATGAGCACCACTGCGCATCTGATCGGTGAACAGCTCGCTAGTAGCAAAGACCATGTCTGGCGGGTAACGGGCGATGGCGGTTGCTTGCAATGCGTCAAGTGCAGCGTTAGGTCGCACCAGGGTATTCCGATCATCTGCACTGGCGTCTGGCCTCGTCCTTGGGGGGCCAGCAGCGGAGACAATCCCCATGTCTAGTGATCGTGACCAAGAGATGTATCTTAGCGCCAAGACCAAACCGACCATTCTCTGGGTTGGCGACTCTCCCACAGTCCCCACCGGATTCGCGGCCTGTACCCGCGCCGTCTGCAATCACCTCCACACTCAAGGCTGGCAAGTCCACGTCCTGGGGATCAACGAATTCGGCGACCCCAGTGATTATCCATACCCGATTTACCCTTGCTGGCATCCATATGAGGGTGGGCGTGACTTGCTGGGCGCGACTAGACTCCCCTACCTAATCGAGAGTATCAAGCCGGACGTGGCTGTGATTCTGAGTGACCCGTGGCAGATACCGGGATACTTGGATCACATCAATCATTATTTCAACTTTGAGGGTCGCAAACGTCCGGACGACTTCCCAAAGCTGGTAGCGTGGCTAGCCGTCGATGGCCTCAACCAAGTCACCGCCCCTCGCCTCAACGATCTCACCCGAGTTGTGGTGTGGACGGAGTTTGCAGCTCGGGAGTTGGTGAGATGTGGGTTGAATCGAGTCATGGGGTACCGAGCACAACACCAAGAAGCGGAATCGCTAGCAAGCGGCTTTGATACTTGGAAGGTTGAGGGAGATCCTATCCAGCTCAGTCCTTGCATCGTCCCTCTTGGCGTTGACACTTCCATTTTCAAGCCTGCAACTCCAGTCGATCAACTCCACGCTCGCAACTTGCTCTTCTCACACCTCAACTTACCTACCGACCCTCCCCCTTTCATCGTTGGCTATGTAGGCCGCAACCAACCTCGTAAGCGACTTGACTTGCTACTTTGGTACTTTGCCGAGTGGATCGCAACTCGCAACTTGACGGACGCATACCTATTCTTGCACGTCGCGCCGACGAAAGACATGGGTGCCGATCTCCAAGCTCTTGCTCACTACTACCGGCTTGACGCGGTAAACGGTAATGGAAAGTTGATAGTCAGCGAGCAACCCACCCACAAAGGTACCAGCGACCAGGACATGCCCCTGGTCTACGCGGCGATGGACGTGTTTCTGACGACCACCCAGGGCGAGGGATGGGGCCTTCCCGAGCACGAGGCCATGGCGTGCAGCATCCCCGTGATCGCTCCCGATTGGTCAGCACTTGGATCAAATGGTGGCTGGCCTACTCCCGGCTCTATTATCCACGTCCCTTGCACTTCCACAGCTCTCACTGCGCCAATCAACTCCCTCGCCCACACCATCGGAGGGATTCCTGATAAAGCTGCCATACTCCAGGCTCTCGACAGGGTGTATAATGATTGGAAAGCTAGGGAAGGTGAGACGGCGTTGGTCAAATTGGCGGGGCTCAAGTGCGCTAGAGAGTTGACGTGGGAGAGATCGGCTAGGGAGATGGAAGCTGTGCTTCTGGAGGTGATGGGCCGATGACACGGCAACTCCCCGGCGTAATAGAAAGAACGGAAGAGGACATCTGTGATCTCTGCGGCGAAGTAGCGGAGACCCGTCCCTATGGCCCAAGCGGCGAGAATGTCTGTTACAGGTGCGGTATGAAAAATGAAGAGGCGTGCCGCCGAGCGTTTGATAGAATTCACGACGGGCAAGCTAACTAACCATGAGCGACACTAAGTTCACTTTCGCCGGTCTACGTGAGTTGCGGGCCAACTTGCAATCCGTCCAGCGCAACACCAAGGAATCCATGACCCTGGCCGCTGTCAAGCACGCCAATAAAGTGATGAATCGTAGCAAGGCAATCGTCCCGATGGACAAGGGACCTTTGATGCTGTCGGGTGAAGTTCTTGAGCCTGTGGTCACCGACGATAGTGTCACTGTTGATCTTGTCTACGGTACCTCAGAGCCCACTTCCAACTATGCCATCGTCCAGCACGAGCGACTTGACTTTCACCA